TACTCGCGTTATTAATTTCGTTTATTGATTCTTGTATTTCACTTAGATCAGCTGGTAGAGTTAAATCTAAACCAGCTTTAAAAACAGTTTCTTTTATACCGTCTTTAAATATAATAAGTGTTGGTGCCATACGCACTTTATATTTTTTCTTAGCAGCTGGACACACGGCTATATCTGCTCTATAATATATAACATTTTTTAGTTCTGACCATTGCTCAAATTTATTTGCATCGTTAAACTTAGCGTAAAACTCTACAACTACTGGTAATGATTGATCATCACCAAAAGCTTTTCTTTCATTTATTTTACTATCAAAATTATCATCTGTAACCCACTCTTGAGCAGACATGCTAGAAGATATTAATAATAAAATTATAATTAAGTATTTCATACTATCTTTGTTTACTTTGTATATCGTATAATCTTTGATCTATTTTATCAATGGTTTCTTTTATTTCTTCTACATCTTCTTGCGTATCCATAATTGTTTGACGAATCAACTCGTCTTTCAGGTCATATTCTACTCTATCAATAACTGGCACGGGTAATTCCTTTGCCTGTGCTATATCTGCTTGTAATGTAAACCACATACCTGCTAGTGTGATTACAAACGCTACGATCATTCCAATAGTTTTAAGATCTAAGGTTACTTTAGTTTCTTCGCTTATTTGGGGTGCTGCCATTTGATTTGTTTATTGTGTTGTTAGATGGTGTGCTTAAACTTGGTGATAATGATGGTCCTGTTCCTACGTTAGATGGTTTATTATATGTACCTGTAGGTTTGTTATTTGGTAATGTTACATTAGGTATATTAGGGACAGTTACTGCTGGTCTTGGTCTTGTATAATAATAATTACCCCAACCCCATGTTCCATAATAAGGAGATGGTCTCCAATAATTATGGTAGTAAGGATAAGTGTGATAAATATTTTGATATACTCTCGGTCTTAGCGAGTTAACATCAAGTTGAATAGTATCACCTTCATGAGTAACTGCTAGAACTTTAACTGTATTTTTTGGTGCTTGTGTATAGGTTCCGCAACTAGCAAACGCCGCAATAACCACCACATAAAGGGCAATTTTCCATATTTTCATTATTTAAGTGTTATGTTCAGACCTACTGAACTATTATATATTTTACTATCCCAAAACTTAGTGTATTCACCTTCTACAAATACTCCTATGCTTTTGCTAAGTTTCCAACCAAACTGTACTCCTGTCTGATAATCTTCCCACTGTTCTTTTTCAGCGTCTTGTACTAATCCTCCGAGTCCCCAGTTATTTCTATTGTGATAACTAAAATCTTCATCACCTTTTACATACTTGTGATACGGTAATAAATAAGAACCATAAGCATGTAACCAGAAATTATTTTTATAGTGATAAAAGTCAAAACCGAGCACTGGTGATATAACACCAAACGCATCTATATCAGCCCATATTTCATTATTATAACGATTCATAAGATCAGTAAAAACTGTTTGTCTAAATTGTAAATCTGTATAAGCTACAATATTACCTTCAGGATTAATCCAATACCAGTCAGATATTTCATTTCCATTTTGATCTTCTGATGTATAATAAATATCATCATAACCATAATAGAAACCAAGTGTGTACCATGGGTTAACCGCGTATCCATCTGGTGTAGTTTCATTTAACCATATTTCTACAGGATTATAACCATAAGGTCTTTCATGTGTACGGTACATGATTCCTCCTGATAAACTAAACTTTTTGCCAATAGGTAATTTAGCTCTTAATTCTGCAGATTTATAATCAAAGTTAATTTTACCTTGTTTTCTACTTTCTATTTTAACAATATGGTATTTTCCACTGTGTTTTAAAAAATATCTGTGATTTTTAAATACATCATCTCTGACTCTTTCTTTTTCAGTATGAAATACATATTCAAATCCATTAATAGCTGAATTAGGAGCTGTCATAGATACGTTAGATTCAGTCCCATCATAGTAATTTTTGCCTTTTAATTCATAATCAAACCTTGCAATCTTACGAATACCAAAACCATATCTATAATCAAACTCATAATAATCTGTTCCGTCTACTACAACAGGCACATCATATAAGCTTCCATTTGGATTTGTTCTTACAAAATAATTGGGTGCGTTTTCTTTAGCATTTTTAATATCACCTGATATGTATACAGTACTATACTTAAAAAAATCCTTAAATAACTTTTTCTTTTCTTGTGCTTGAAAAGAGAATGTTACTAATAAAATAAGAGCTAGTATTTTTTTCATTATTTATTTCTTTTTTTTCTTAATTTTCTTTTTTTCTGTAGTGCTTGCCAGTCTTTTCTTAAATATGTTTGAATTTTTATAACCACTCGATCACCACATGTGTTTTTTCTAATAACTTTTACTTTGTGTTCACCTACTTTTTCAATTGTAGTTGTTACACAGTTTTTTCTTTCTTGTGCATTTGTTGTTAAAGTAAATGCTAATAAAATTAAAATTATTTTTTTCATTATTTGTATTTTTTAAACATTAATTTGTATAATAGCTTATTCCAAGCTTGTTGTAGTTTGTCTACGAATTTTTTAATTTTTTGTCTCATAATTTATCTATTTAGGTTTATCCAGTATTCTATAACACCGTCGTATCTTTCAACTTCTATATAATCTACACCTAGTTTTCCATCTGGTTTACCTGATTTTGGACCAGTTAAAGGAACTCTTTTATATCCTTTCTTTTTTAGTTGTTTAGCTTCAAATTTATAATCTTGTTTAGCTTCTTCTATCTCTGCTTGTTCTGCTAGTAAATGACTCTGTGTTCCCCAATAAGGTAGATCAAAATTCCAACCGCTGTAACCCATTAATAAAGCTATTCTTTGCCACGTACGTGTTTCTGAATCCATAGCTTGAGCCATGTTATTGTATTTTTGTAAAACTCTGTCTATAGGAACATTAAAACCTGCTGACATTATTTGAGCTACTGCTAAATAAGCTGGATTTTCTAAACTCCAACCTCTTCTTTTTACTTTATCCATATTCCAGTTAAATGTTTTAGCAGCTGATCTAAGTTTACGAACTTTAGAATCTATAACTGGTGAGATGTTAAATACTTCCCACACTGCTTCTTCATAATCTGGTGATTTTCTTTTTGACTCATCAAATATTTTTAATCCTACATTTTTTACTGTAGAAACTATAGCTCCACCAAAACCAAGACCAAATAATAAAGAGTCTAACATACCGTTTATTATTTGAGCACTTTTTTCTTTTTCTTCCTCGTCTGTAGCATCATCAAATGCTAGAGCAAACAATGCTTGTTGCATAGAATTAAATACAATGTTTTGCATAGTTGTATAATACACAACTCCAGACACATTGCTAAGATCACTTTCTAGCTGAGTCATACCAGGTCTTTTTCTTCTATTTATAAGATCAAGAAGCATTTTCTTTGCTTTTCTATTGTATTGCATTGTAACATTTTGAAAAGACAATATAGTACGACCAAACAAACTAGCTTGTTGTTGTGATATTTTACTTGGATTACTTGACTGCTGTGTATCTTCGGCTATAGCATAAAAATCATCAAATGCTTTAACCTCGGCTTCTGCTTCAGTATATTTTTTACCTGTTTCAGGATTAGTTCTATTTAATAAAGCTTTTTTTCTATTAATAAAAAATGTAGCACCACCAGTAGCAATAGCAACACTATCCATTATTCTTGTTATAACAAAACCTTTATCAAGTAAATAAGCTAAAGCTCCTTTAAATCCACCTTTTTTACCTGCGTCTGCTAGTTCAGCTTCATTTACATTTATTTTTAAACCATCACGCCTATTAACAAGATAATCTGAGTTCATTAGCTTCACTACTGTTGGCCAGTAATCTTTACTTGCAAATGCTTTAGAGGCGTTATATATATTATTATCACCCCAATTTATAAAATTTACATTAGATATAAGCTGTAAAGTACCTGATCTAACATTGAAAAACATCATTGTACCTACTGCTTTGTTAAGCCAATCAAGCATTTCATTTACTAATCTTGAACCACCACCTGTATAAACTGGTCTGTTACTTCCAGATTTCATTCTTCTTAATTGATCTTCAAAAGCCTCTCTCCACTTACTACCATAAATAGCTTCTAGCTTGTTCATTGTTTCAGGAGTAAATATAGCATCTACGTTTTCATTAAATTGAGTCATAAACTTGGCTCTTACTCCTTTTTGTAATTCCTGCATCATGTCTGTAGCTACATTACCTGCTAACCAATTAGGACTAGGTGCAGGATAACCATCACCTTTTCCTATTAACATAACTTCATCTGCAAATACATTTAACTCATTATCTGATTCAACTGCTTTTACTAAAGCGTTTACATCTCTTTTAGACATACCAGGAACTTCCATACCCTGTTTATTCCACATATACACTCTAATAGCCTGTGACTTAGTATATGGACCTACTCCTATTTCTTGCATCAAGGGATTAGTTAAACCTTTACTTTTTAAATTAGGAAATTGTTTTTTAAGATTTTCAAAATCTCTAGCAATACCCATGGTAGCTGATATTACTTCTTGTTCAGCTTTGTTATAAGGAGTTATTAAGTTATCATCAAAAAACTTTCTGTGTTTGTTACCCTGTTTGCCTTTACCAATAATTGGATATAGTAAACCTAAGAAATCTTCAGCAGAAGACGTTATAGTAAATTGCTTTCCTATTCTTTTAAGAAACCCTCCATCTTTTTTCTTTCCTTCTAATTTAGCCCTAACATCTGAGTATTTTTTAAAACTTTCAACTCCAGTTACTTCTTCTATTTGTTTTTCGAAGTCTTTATTTAAGTTATTTGCTTTACTTGACTTAGCTATAACTGTTTTTGATTTAACATCTACAGCATCTAATACTTGTTTTACTCCTTCTACATTAGCAATAGAATCATCAGCAAAATAAAAATCATTATAACCTTCAGCTGTTTTATTTAAAACAAAATCTACTTTAGCTTGAGCTGATCCATCAGCTAAACCTGTTATATTTTCAATAGGTATATTTAAACCTATACTATCTAAAAATTGTTTTATAGCAGGAGCAGCACTTTGTGGTCTAGCTGTTAATACAAATATATCACCACTACCAAACTTACCTTGACGTTTTAATGCAAGATCAGCTAATGGTCCTTTTTTAGTTCCTTTAGCTACTTTTTCAAAATTACTAAAATCAAATGAAGCTCCTCCTTCTACTAAAATATCAGCTGTTTTAGCAAATTGAGCCGCGGATATTTCTGTTGTAGTACCATCTGCGTTATTTACTATAACTTTTTCTTTAGTTTTAGCTAGTGTATCATCAAAATCAAATATACTAATACCTTTCGCCTTCCTGTTAGGTTTGCTAGCTAGTACTCTTGTTTCTAAAGAGTTTAACATTGTTTGTTTTTGTGCGGTACTTGTACCTTCTTTATCAAAAATTTGATCACCAAATGTTTTACTATTTTTAGCAACTATATCGGTTTTAGTTCTTTGAGTATTTAAATTATATTTAGCGGTTAGTCTTTGTTTTATTACTTCTGCTTTTGGTTCGCCTTTTACAAACATATCATATAACATGTTGTTTTGTTCTTGAATAAGGTTTTGATTCACCTTTCCGTTAGGCATGTTATATTGTGAAGGTGTTAATCCTACTCCAAAAGACTCAGTAAGAGTTTGAGTATTACCATCAGCATCCCAAACTAATATAGTATTCATATTAATACCTCCTTTGTTAGCATTAACTGATTTTTCAACATATCTTAACCACGTACTAGGGTTTAATAAATCAAAAAATATTTCAGGCATATCTGCTTTAAGATTTATACCATCATCTGTTTTACCTAGTTTATCATCTTGATTTTTAGTTATTTTACCTTGATAATAATCTTTTTCTATATTATTAAAATCTCTATTTACAGTATTTCTTTTAGCCATACCTAAAATCATACTAGCAACTTGGTTCGCGGGTAAAGTATGTTCTGCAACCATTGTTCCTTTAAATATTTTACTAAAGAATTTTATAGGAGCTAATACTCTTAGTGGATGCCTACTATTACTAGCTTGACTTTCTAACCAAGCAGTCCAACCGGCAAGATTTTCTGGATTCGCTTTTAAATCTGCAGCTATTGTTTTAGCTATATTTTTTAATACTTTTAATTTATTTATTTGAGCTTGTCGCCATACAGGATCGTTTATTTTTTTCATAAACTCTGACATGCTCCACTTTTTATATTTAAGTTGTTCGTTTTGAGCAATTTTTATAGTACTATGTTCTTTACCGTCTTTATCAGTAATTTTTACATCAGCACTTTTCGCCTTTGTTTTATCATAATATGTTTTACCATCTTTTTTAACAACTACTGGTATTCCTTGCTTTTTTAATGTAGCAACCATATCAGCATCCAGTGGACCATTTAAATCAGCATTTGCTTCTCCTATAGTGTCATACATTGAATAAGTTGTAGCACCTGCTATAGTTGCTGAATTATGAAACTCTTTACCTAAATTATGATAAGAAGATATAGTAGTAACACGTCTTCTTTTTTGATCAGCTTTAGATAATGTTTTTCCTTTACCAACTATTAAAGGATTATCAGTATCACCTAATTCTTTTATTTGAACCCTAGCATCTTTACCTATTTTTTTATAACCTCTTATAGATTCTGATTTTTTAGCTGACTTAACTGTTACTTCATCTAGTGATGTATCTTCTTTACTACGTTGATCTAACTTCTGTTCTAAACCGTCCATAAACTCATCAGCAGTTAATGGAGATTTTTTAAGATCTAATACTGTAGCTAATCTATTCATAAAACCTTTGTCGTTTCTCAAGGTCTGTAATCCTTCTGCTAATATACCTTCGGTTAGCATGCTAAACAAAGACTGTTGCCTTTTCTCTGTTTCTTTATAGTACTCTTTTAATTTTTCTTTATCAAGTTTAGTTATAGAATAAACATCAGGTCTAGAATAAGTTTTCTTTCCATCTTTAACTTTTATCTGATCTATTTTACCTATTTTTTTATAGTTTATTAAACCAGAGTCAATATTACTTTGTCTACCTAACCTTCTTTTTATTGTTGCAACAGGCATGGCAGCAATTAAACCTTGATCAATTATATTGTCTACAAAAGAATTATATTCCGGTGATCCCCACTTTCCTACTAACTCTCTCATTGTTTGCATTACACTTTTATCTTTTGTACCAGCTATTATACCTTTAGCTACAGACTCAGGATCTGTGTTTCTACCTATATTACCAATTATATCTTTTGCTAAGCCAGTTGCTCTTCCATCAGCATCTACTTCACCTACTAAATCTTTAGCAACATTTTCTGTTATTTCATTTTTAACAGCGGGTATTGAAGAAACATATTTTTTCTTTCTACTAGTATCTTTTCTACTAGCTGAATCAAAATCTTTTTGCTCAGTTGTTTTAGGTGACACACCTTTTTCTTCTAAAGCTTGTGTACTAACCTGCTTCGCCTTTCTAGCTCCTTCAGCTGCTATTTTTGTACCTATACGTTTGGCTATGTTACCCATATAAGTAGTGGCTTCACTTAAATCACCTTTAAAGTTTTTTGCAAAACTAGGAAACTCACTGTTTAATAAACTGTTAACCTCTTTATTTACTTTTGGATCACCAAGGTTAATAGTAACGTTTCGTTCCGCGGCCCATCTTTTTAACGCGTCTTTACCAACCTTTTCATATTGTATAAACATTTCACCTGCGTTATCAGTATTACCTTCTTGATATTCTTTTACTAATTCGCTTAAACCTTTAGCATCAGCTTTAGATTTTTTCTGTGTTGGCTTAGCTTCTATTACTTTATCTGTAATTAAATCACCTTCAGCTTTTTGAGATAATAATTTTTTCTGAGCCATGTTAAGCTCGCCTTTTTCTATAGAGTTATTGTAGTCTTTTATAAAGTTAAATACATCTCTACCATTATTAAACTTTATTCCTTTTAAACCTACACTTTGTAAAATTCTTCTAAAAGTATCACCTAAAGAAGTAAATATATTTTCTTTAAACTTTATATCACCAGCTGCTAAAGCATCAGAGAATAAAGTTAATTTTTCTTCAGCTGTAAAAGCTTCAGGATCATCTTTATATTGTTCTAAACGTTTATAATACTTACTATCCTCACTAACTTTTAATTTCTTTAATTCAGAATCTAAAGCATTACCCATGTTTATAGCAGTTTCAGGACTGTTTTTTACTGTTTCAAACATAAGACCATGTAAAAACTCATGACTTGCTACGTTAACCGCCTGATCTTTAAGAGCTTGTTCTCTATTAATTATTATTTTTTGTTCACCTGTTTTAGGATCTTGTAGTATTGTACCTTGATTACTAGAAAACTTTTTATTCCAACCTTTTAATCTTTCGCTTTTTGCAAATGCGTTTGCTTCTTTAGCGTCAGCTACTTCATCTATAGTAATTTTACCTTTAGAATTATCATGTATAATTCTTCTAACATTACCTACGTTTTTATCAAGAGCAAGTTCTACGTTAGCATCGTCTACAATTTTTTGTATCTCTTGACCAATAGCATTTTTTCTAGCTATATCATTAGCACTAACATCTGTATCACCAACAGTTTTTATTTTGTTTTCTAATTGTTTCTTTTCAATTAGTAAGTTTATTAACTCAGCTTTTTTAGCTCCAGTAACAGTTTTAGGTACTTTTATTGTAGAGCTTCTAATATCTGATATATTTTTTATAGCCTCTCTTTTTTGCTTAGGGTCTAGATTAGTGTCTGCATTTACTTTTTCTACCAACTGATCAAAGTATGCGTTAGCTGTTAAAAATGTAGATGAATCGGGAGACATATCAATGTTTTCCGCTATCTTTGTAGCGTTAGCTACATATCCATCAGCTGAATATAAACCTCCTTTAAATTGACCTGCAATACCAGCAGCTCCAAACAAACCACCCATTTTATAACCAGCTCTCATCTCTGTAGCTATTTGATCATAATCAATATTTCTACTAAAAGGAGATGAATATCCCGACGCCATATTAGTTGTTGCTTGTGATAAATAAGACTGAAAACCTTCTGTTAAACCTTCTTTTACTTGACCTAATTTATATTCACCATACATTGTAGCTCCTCTAATCAAATATCTACCTAAAGTATTTTTCATAATACTTTGCATTGCTGGATTTTTAAATAATAAACCAGCACCACCACCTCCAATTTTAGAACCAAGTACGTCAAATGCAAATTCAGAAGCAGCAACACCTGTACCACCTAATATAGCAGCTCCTTGATGTTGACCTAAACCTTCATTTAATGCTTGTAAGTATTCTTCTGTAGTAAAACCGCCTTCTCCATACTTTTCTTGCATTTTATTTTCTAATGCACTCATATAAATATCAGCGTATTCCATTGCGCCTTGAACCGTGTTACCAATAGCACTTAATGCCATACCAGTATAAAATAATCCAGCTCCTACGGGAGCAGCCGCGCCACCACTAAAAACTGTAGCTAAACTACCAGCTGTCATTAAAGCTGTACCAGCTATACGTGGTGCCATATGTGTTATCTGATCAATACCTCCAACTAATGTACTACCAAAACCTTCAATACTATCAAACATTCCATCTTCTACTTCTCTGGTAACAAAATTATTTAAATTTTCAATCGCAGCTTCTCTTTGATTTAAATCAAGTTGTATTCTATTTTCTGTATTTTCTTTTCTAATTTCTTTTCTAGCTAAATAATCACCAACAGTATCATCATCAGTCCAACCCCAATCATGCCAAGCTAATCTATCATCTAACCCTTTAACATATTTTCTAGCTTCACCTAGAGTCATGTCTTTAGTTATCTTATTATTTTCTAAGCCCCAATTAAGTTCATTTACTATTTTTTGTCTTCTACGTTGTTGTCCTCCTGCTACAGCTACTTCAAAACTATTTGTCCACTCTGAAGTTGTTACAGGAATTTTACGAAATGCCTGTGCTATATAAGCTAACTCTTCTCTTACTTGACCATGAATACTGTCATCGTTTTCATATTTATCTAACTGTGTATCAACCCAGTTTAAAACATAATCATCTTTCATTCCAGGTTTGTAGTCTCTATCTTCTTTCAACCTTTTATCTAAAGCTCTTTCACCTGCTATACCATACATCTGAAACAAATCAGTTGCTTCTTTATTGTTTTGTAAAGCTTCATTAAAACTTTTATTATACCACTCTGCATATTCGTCTTGAGCGTTTTGTAAACCTGATTGAGTCTCTGTATCATGTTTTTCAGATAATTCAGACCATTTATTTTTTGATTCTTTTAATAAGTTTTCATTAATTTCACTTTGTATTAATGAAAATCTAGGATCATTTTGTGCTGCTTTACTAATAGCTGCTGAAGCTATTTCATTTACATCATCATCTTTACCTAATGATTCTGGAAAAAATGAATCAACAAATTTTTGAGCCTCAGGTTTAATACCTATTATTCCAGCTAATTCTTTAGTGTCTAGTTCAAGTTCACCTTTTTGCCAAAGAGCAAATCTTTCTTTGTCTAGTTGTATTCTTGATTCTATTTCAGCATCTGTAAGAACATCTCTATCGTCAAGCACGTTTACTCTTTTAGATATATCAGGTACATTTCCAGTACTATAACCACTCATGTTTCCTTGTAATATGAATTGTCTACCTCCAGTACTTTTAGTTACCATGTATTCTTCTAGCTTTAACAATAGTTCTCTAGCTAAACTTCCTTCTCCAGTATCATAACTAGCTTTTGATAATCTTTCAAATTTATCCATATCAAAACCTACTCTTTCAGCTACAGATCTTAATTTATCAATACTTACTCTACCAGATAATAAACCTTTTTTATTCCAATGCCCTAATAAATATTTATGCATTGACTTATCATCTTTAAACATAGAGCCACTATCATAAACCTCTTCACCTTCTTGAGTAACACCTAAGCTACCAGATCTTTCTGTTTCATAATCATTTACTTCATCTTCTCTTTGAGAAACATATGTAGATCTTGCTAAGTCTTCATCAAACGTATATATACTAGGAGCAGAATCTTGTAATTCTTTTATCTTATTATTTGTAGCTGCTACATTAATACTACCTATTTGATTTGGCTTAGCAACACCAGCGTCAACATCTGCTTGTGTATATAATATAGGGTTGTTTCTTAAATCAGCTATCTGAGTTACAATAGCATCGTTTTGAGAACTCCAACTATTAGCTTGGTTTTCTGTGTTTTGTCCACCATCGTCAACAGTTTCTCCAAATATAGTTATATCTTCAGAGTCAGGTTTGCCAACTAAACCGTTTCTCCATGTAATAAAGTCTTGATCTAACCAACCTTTTTCTTTACCAAACTCATATAAACGAGTTTGATAAGATCTATTTTCGCTTAAACCTTTTAACCATGTGTCTAAATCTTGGTTTACTTCACCATTAGATTTAAAGTAGTTATAAATTCCTTCTGCTTTTTCTCGATTACCAGCAAATTGAAATTTAGGTTTTGAATTTGTTGTTAGTCCTAACATATAATTTAATTAATTAAGAGTTCCAGTTTTGTTTACTAGTATTTCCTTGATTTAAAGATGCTAAACCTTTTTCTGTGTATGATACTTGACCATCAAGACCTGGTGCAACTATTTGTGGCATAAATCTTTTCTTAAAAGTTTCTTTCATTTTACTTGCATATACAGCAGCAAATAAAGCTTTCTTTTCATCACTTAAAGGTATGTCGTCGTAACTCCATGGTTCTTGTACTATTTGAGAAAATTTACTTTCACCCCAAGCTTTTTTAACAACATCAGCTTCTGCATCTGGTAAACCTAAAGCTGCTCTAGCTAGATCTTCATCATAACTTTTAGCTCCAGGAGATAATCTAACGTTCCACAAACCAATCATATCGCTAGGAGTTTCTTGCATTGTTTCTAGTTGAGTATCTAAATAAAGTTTCATTTTATTATTAAACTTATCTTCGTCCCATTTTAATACATTTTGTTGGTATATACCATCAGAACTTGTTATAACCTCATATTCTGGTCTACCATCAGGTCCTGTTACTAAAAAGTCTTCACCTAATGTCGCAGTTGGAAGTACTTGACCATTATCGTCTATCATTTCTTCTCCAAAAATACCAGAGTCACTTAGTAATTCATTTTCTAAAGTAGATATTTTAGGAACTGTATGTATCATTTCACCTTCTGCATCAAGTGTACTACCTAAAGTATTATTGTTTATAGAAAGTTTACCATCTTTAAAACCAGGTCCTTCAAAAACCATTTCAATAGTACCATCATCATTTCTAAGCATGTCTACTTTATATCCATCTTTACTAGTAAAACCAGGTTCACCGTTAAATATTTTAGAAGCTAATGTGTAATCACTTTCTTGATTTTTATCATAATCTCTTCCACCTATTTTAGAAAACTCTGAATTTAAATCACCAATAAAATCTGCTGTAGCTTCTGGATAACCTTCTAAAACTTGTAATTGAGCCATTTCTGTTTCGCAATTATCTGACTCACAATCACCGCTATTAATTTTCATAGCTAAATCAGCATACTCTTTACCTGTACCAGAGAAAAACTTTTTAGTTACACTCTCTGCATTTGGATTATCATATTGATTTTTCTCCCACCACTTTTTATTAAAAGCCATGTTTTGAGCTCTTCCAAACCTTAGTAAATCATCATTTGCTTTTTCGTTTTCTTTAAGTTGTTTTAGTCTTTCTTCTTCAGCTGTTCGAGCTCTTTCTTTTCCTGCTACTACAGAAGCTGAAAGATCATCTTGTAATCTCTGAAAAGCAGGTGCGTTAGATACGTAAGTATATTTAGGACTAGTATATGCCATTTTTTAAATTTTTATTAACCTCCAAACATTTTAGATATTCCACCAATCATACCTGTCATTGCAGATGTGGCATCAGCTCCAGCTTGAGCAGCCATCATTCTAGCATTATCAAGCTCTGCAGCTGTTCTATCTATTTTCTGTTGTTCTCTTGTTTCTCTTTGATTAAACATAAATGCCTGACCTTGAGCTCTAGCTTGTTGTACTTTACCTGCTTCAGACATTTGTATACCTTCAATTCTTTGTTGTTCTGCAATAACTCTAGCTTCTAACTCTTGTTCACCTTGAGCTCTAAGTTTTTCATTAGCAACTTCTTGTTGTTCAATACTTGCAGATATTTCTTTTTTACTTTGTAACGCTGCCATTGCTAAAGCAGTTGCACCACCAGCACCAGAACCAGTTTCTCTTAATGTATCTAGTGTGTTAGCTAATGCTATATCAGTTTGTTCCATTTGCATTTCAGCAGCTTGAGTAGCTACAGATAAATTAGCATATTGATTGCTCATCATATCTGATCTATCAGTAATCATACCTGATAAATCTGTAATACCCGCGTACGGATCTATAATAGCTTGTCTATTATTTTCTAAGTTATTAAGCTTGTTTTGCAGTCTTTTAGCTTCTCTTTGTGCTTCACGTCTAGCTCTTCTTGCTTGACCAGCACCTAAAAAACCACCTATAAGACTAGCACCTAATCCTAATACTGCACCTGGTCCACCCATACCTTTTATGAATTTACCGACTCCTGTGGTAGGGCTATTTGCTACTTCCTCCATAATTATTTATTTATATATTCTGTGCTAACCGCGAACAATGATTTAAGACCGTTAGGATCTGTGGTTGCATCTGTTTTAATTGTTACTGTACTGTAATATGCTTTAATACCTGTTAATGATTTACCAAAAACAACCTCACCTGGTACAGCTGTTTGAGTATTGTTAGGTATTACTGCATAATATTTATTTTGTTTTCTATCGAAACCTGCTCTATATTGTATACCATTATCTACGTAAGCTCCTTCATCATAACTATATATTTTAGAATATTTGTTAGCTCCAGCAGCTTCAAGAGCTGTATCAAAAACGCTTAACCAACCAGTTGCTGGTGTTATAGCAGCGTCTTGCCCTGTGTTTTCTGATACAAATTGTGTTATTTCCCAACCATTACTACCTTCGTAATTAACCGTTTTAAAAGTCTTAATAAAGTTAGGCATAGGATTAAATACAAACTGTACAGAAGATGTACTAGATGTACCATAAAATGTGTTTCTAAGCGTGTTAGAATAATGTAAATATAGTTTATTATCATTTGTAGAGTAAAAATTACCTCTACAACTAAAATAACTTTCAGGTTTATAAGTAAAGAAACTAGTCCAACCTTTGTTTCTTTCGTCCCATGTTAATGTTTTGTATGTAGCAGCTGTTTTATATCTAGCAGGTTGATCTTGAGTACCTCCTGTTTGTATAGATAAAACATAGTTCATATTATATACATCATAAGTACCAAGCAAAGCATCTCGCTCTGTTACAGAACCTAATTGATCTCTAAAGAAATCAGTCATACCTGCTAATGATATTTCTTGTATAGAACTACCTTCTATTTTTAACACTGCGTTTCTATCTTTATCTACAAAATACTTACTATATCCATATGTAGCAAACGATTCTGGATTAGTACTAATACCCCAGTTACCAGGAACAGGAGTTATCTGACCTATAACAACATTAGCTGTTGTAGTTATAGCTCCGCCTTCAGCACTATATATAGCATCTTTGTCTATTAAAGCTACATTCACCTTTCTTTCTTGGAATATAGTTAAGTTAGTATCTTCTGCAAATAATTTTTGTATAGTTCCATTTTTAGGATCTACACTTCTTGTAATTTCTTCTGCAACACTAAATTGATTAGTGTTATTTACTCCAGTTCTAGAATTAAAAACACCAGAGTATATCAAAGAGTTGCCTCTTATTATTTGATTTGGTTCTTCAGAAACAATATAAGCTTTTACACCTAGATCTACAGATGTATTATTATAACCACATCTAATTCTAGACGCTTCAATATACCAGTCTTGCTCTTCATTTTTAGTAAAAGGAGCAACCCAAGGATAACCTGTATTTTTATTTCCAGGACTAACTTGATTCCAGTACATGTTAGGTGGAAGAGGAACTACCTGTTTTTTCTGCAAACCAGTAGAGTAATCATTACTTGTACCGCTATCACCACCTGCCAATCTTTTCAGATAAAACGAATTAAAATAATTTACCTCTAAAGTTAAAGCCATATTATTATATTATTACTTATTTTTTTAATTAATTACGTAGCACACGGTGATTGAGCACAGTTATTATAGTATCCATCGCCGTATTCAATATAGAATTGAACTTTATCAGCACAACTACCAGTACCAAATTCACCTGTTATATTAGTAGTAACTACTCTATATTCACCAATAGCATCAAAATAATAGAAACTACTTACATCACTATCACCTCCACCACTTATAGATAAAGAAACACCAGCGGTTGGATATGAGGGTCCTGTAAAGTTAGCATTAGAAGGAGGTGGTCCCCAAGATGATTGAGGATTTGCTCTATACTGTACGTGCCAAGTTATAGCAGCACTACCTGTACAAGAAGCATCTAATCCCTCAAAATGTCCTTTTATTTTTAAAGTACCTTGATATAAATCAGATCTACAGAAACTACCTGTAGTGTTTATCACACCCATATTTACTAACTTTGTTGGCGAGTTATTAGTTCCATATGCAGGAACACCTGATGGATAGCAACATCCACCAGCGCCTAATGCTTGACTGTTTGTAGCAGCAAATAAATACTCTATATTATTGTTACCACCACCACTAGGTTTACCTATTAATCTATAATTAATATTTGAATTAGTACTTAAATCAGCTGCAGCACATATACCTTTTGGTGAATACTGATAACCAACCTGTAAAACAGTTATACAATCTACTGTTATACCAGCACCTGCAACATCAGTTAATTTTACTGTTACATTATAAGTTATATTATCTACTAATGAACCTACTCTTGTTAATAATCCTGAAGCAGCATCTATATTAAATAATCCTGTTGTACTAGAACCATCACTAGCTGTAATTGTTCCTAGACTCCACACTAAATCATCTGTCTTCTTAGCTGTATTAGCACTACCATTGTTTCCATAAAATTGTTTTATATTTGTTGTAGCACTTGTTATAGATATAGGACAAGGACTTCCGCCTGGACAATTACATTTTGGATCTGCAGTAGATAAATCACTAGTTGTTACAGCTGGTGTAACATTAGTTAAAGAAGCAACCGTTTCTACCGTTGTTTGATATATTTCTCCACCAACATCTCTTGTACATGTAAGTGTTATAGTATATACATCTGTAGAATTATTACTACTATCTGAACTAGGTCCATAATAAAAAGTAGCGTTAGAGTCAGTTTTAAATTGATACTCAGCTGTTCCTGTGGGTCCAGTTAACGCAAACAAATCTGGATCACCGTTAGCATCTACTATCGGTGAATTAGGAGCTGATTGACGTACAACTTTAGAAATACTTACGGTTAAACCCGTAGCGTTTGTTATTGTAGCTCCTTCACCATCTTTAAATCTAAATAAACTACCTATAACTGCTCCTGCGCTTGTGCTTTCAGGAAAAGTAAAACTACTTTGAGTACTACTAACAACACTAGGATTACCTTGATTTATACCCGCGTTTAAAACTTCTAATAAACCAGACATACTAGTTTCATAATATAATTCTAATGCTGAAGACACAGGTTTTGTTTCTACTATACCTAAAAATGGTTGCATAGCAAAATTATCTGGAGTACCAGCAGTAAATTGACCACCGTCCCAAGCTATATTTTCATTTACATTTGCTCCTACTTGATTATTATTGTTTGACGATGTGTTGAATTTTATCACAAAAGGATTTTCTTCTTGTAAATAAAAAGAAGCAACCTTACCTACATCACCCCATGGTATAGAACCAGTAGGTTCTGTGGTTGTTACATTACCTCCTGTTACAGTACTTATTGTAGAATTATACTCTCCTCTTCTACCTTGTTGACTACTGTTGTTTATAAAAGCTACAAAAGGTATAGCTCCAAACTCAGTCTCACGCATAGTAGAAATATTTAAAACGTTTTGACTTAGTTGACCAGGATAATATTGTGAATTCCATGGTATAGCACTACCTGTATATTGACTTATTGAAGTGGTAACGTTACTTGCCTCTGTAATAACAGCATCTTTGTTTGTTACTCTTATATACAATATCTCATCACTGTTAAATTCTCTATCTGTAGGTCCTACTTCATTTAAACTTCTTGGAATTTTATTTACATTTTCACCAGTTACAGTTGTTAAGGAAAATTTATTTCGTTCTAAACCTCCATCAACTGGGTTTTGCCATACAGGTAAGCCATTTATAAATCCAGGAACAAATACATTATAATAATCTTGTTCTTGTTGTTTTACTACAATTTTATATGAATACCAACCTAATGGATTTGCATCACCAACGTTAACTGTAAAGCTACCAGATCCACCACCACCTAAAACAGTTAACTCATTACCTTGCGTGTAACCTTTTCCACTTGTCATTATTTGTATACCAGTAATAGCACCAGCATTTACACTTGTAACTATAACAGTACAGCCAGTACCACTACCACCACTTGTTTTATATGTTCTACCCGCTACATAACCGCTGTCGCCATCTGTAATAGCTAATACACTAGCTACATGATCTTCAGCTTTGTATATTCCAGCTGTAGTTTCATCACCAATAGATGAGTTAATAGTTACAGATAAAGCTTTACCTAACCAATCAATAACCGGAGATGATGTAGCGTCGCCTAAAGTTCTATAAGGTAAATAAATACTAGAACCTGCTCTTTCATTATCATCATCATAAGAAGAAAGTACTACACTAGATTGTCTACCATAATAATCACATAACACAAAACCAACTTGATAAGTTCTATTTTGTTTTAAGTTGTGATACGGATATTCTACATAGTTATCCCATACAACAGTTCTATCTCCAGTAGAAACACTATAAGGAATAGATTCAGGAGGAGTCATATTTTCTACATAGTTACCGTATACTATTCTATTTCCTATAACCTCTTGTCCTAAAGCTCTAATAGGAACTTTATCATATACTCTAGTTGTATCACCCTCTGTTAATGTTTTATAAGGTTTTGTAGATTTATATTGATAATCAATGTAACTTTGATCTACTATACCATTTACTACATCGTTATATGATATTTGAGTAAAAGAAGTTATATTATTAATATCTAAAGTATCTAATACTTTTATAGCTAATTGATCAGATTCTTTATATAAAATATCTACACTTTGAATTAAAAAATCTTTTTGTAATAAACCAGGTGTTGATGTAGGTGTTGGTATTTTTAAAGAAACTGAATCAGTATCATTTTCAAACCACTGTATAATAGTACTTTTATACGCGTCATCAGAGTCTTGGTTATAGTCGGGATATATTTTATCTGGTGAAGGAGCTGTTTGAGTCACAGTGCTTGTTAATTGACCAGCACCAAATAAACCATACTGCTTAGGAATAAACATGATTTGACTAAAAGGTGCTATCAATGATTCTTCACCATCTATAAAGTTAAACCTATAACTAAACCTTACAAATTTATCTTCTAAAAATTTAGAATCACCTTTAAAGTTAATATCATAGTCAGGATTTACAGCTATATCTACCCAGTCTGTAGAAACAGAGGGTTGACCACCTGACATTCCATGAGGGTGATCTAAAGTTATATTCCATATATATGGTTCTTGATTAGTCGCGCTTATTCCAGAAGAAATACCTAAAGTAAAACCTGATATTCTTGTTTCAGTTATATTTTGCTGCTTTAATGTTATTACAAGAGCAGTAGAATTTGTTCCTAATTGTCCAGCGCTTATAGTTATAGTTTCATTTGCTTGAAATCCATAACCAGCTGCTGTAACAGTTATAGATGACACTGTAGTTCCTGTTACCACTGCTTGTATTGTTGCTCCGGTACCATTTCCACTAGTGGTTACATTAGATCCACTAGGAACTGTTAAATTATAAGTTGCAGCTGTAGCATTAGTTGTATTTTGAGTTATACTATTTGTTAGTGGACCTACTAAATTACCACCTATTTTATTTAAAGCAGTATTTGCTGTGCCACCTACAGTAGTTGAACCCGCTTTTACTATATCACCTATTCTAGGTAATCCTCCATAATTAGCTGATGTTATTTGTATGGTATTAGAACCTGTGCCATTAACTTGATTATTTAAAGAATAATTAGATTCATATTCTTCATACTTGTTTTCCATTGTAGTTCTACTAAAATCAACCTTACTTATAGTTAGATTAGAACTTAATGCTGGAAAAATTTCAAAAGAAGTTAAACTGTTTATCTTACTAACTCTTACTGGATAAGTAATTTGTTCTTGTACTCCCGCGCTTTTATCATGATCTGTTAATAAATCACCTACTTGAATATTAGGTTGTTCGCTTGTAGTTACAATTGTTGTTGTATTAGAACTACCTGTATTTATATTTACAGTTAATCTATGTAATGGAATTAATGGTTGAAATGGATAATACTTAGCAACAGATATTTGAGATTCTTCAGTATAATAATTAGGAGTTGCAAGACTAGATGGATTAGCTAAATCTATATTTATTTTTCTAGGTTGATTTAAATTATCTGTCCAAAATAATAAGTTTTCTAATAAATTAATACCAGTTACAGGATAACATTGATTAAAATTTAACCAAGCACCTGTTACTAAAACTTTTATTGTATAAGGAGCATCAAAAGATATTTCTACAACGGCACATTTAGAATTAGAAGGTGCTCTTTCTACTAAACTTTCTTTTGAAAAATCAGTTATTAAAAAGAAACCTCTATTGTTTGTTTCATCTACAACATGACCAATAACTTTACCACCAGAAAATATAGTTTCATTAGATGGTATTTGTGTATTACCTAACACATTTTCAAATTCACCAACAGTATTACCTTCAGATCTACTAATTAATAAATTTATGGCTTCTCTATATTCACCTTCTGGTAAAATACGAGAGTCAAGATCTTGATTCATTCTACCTTTTAAAAAGGTATTTTTAGCTTCTGCCATGTATTAGTGTTTTATCCATTTAGATTTATTACGCATCACTTGTACTATTTCGTCTAATTTAATATTAGATAATCTTATTTTAGCATTACGTAGAGCAGCGTATCTTTGTCTTTTATATTGCGGAGCTATTTGTACTGTATCTCTTCTAGTAGACATAATACTATAAAGTAAATGCATGTACATAGCTTCTTCAGCAAGCTTAGGAACTTTAGTATCTAAGTCGTATGCTAAACCATCTGATACATATTCTAATAATATTATTTTACCTTTTAAATCACTAGAAAAATTAAACGTTCCTCTTCTTTCATCAATGTTAAACCAACCATTTAACTGCATGTTTACAGGATCACCACCGTAGCGTTGACCATAATAACCACCTGAACCCCAAGCATTTTCACCCCACCAATCATACATATAAAGATCTGGGTTTGATGAGTCAGCAGGCCATAAACCTGTAATATTAGATGGATTAAATGTTTTCCATGCTTCATTTATTTGAGACGTACCTTCTACATTGTCACCAAAATTATCTTGAATTATACTACCTTTGTCATCTTGAACTGGTGCTTCCCATGGACTACTAGTTAATTGAGTAGGATAAATAGTGTGTTTTACACCGTTTGCATCAGACCAAGATAATTTAACATAATTAACATAATCTTGCGGTATTACTATTGAAAGACTATCAGAGACTGATAATTCTTGAGATTTTATACTTTTTAATGTATCATAAGAAAATTCTTGTAATCCTCTTTTAGCGTGAAATATAACATCTGTTCTGTTAACTCTAGGTATTAATTTATCTTGACCTACATACGCAACTAAAAAGTTATTTACTATATCATTTAGTTTAATATACTCATAGCTACCGTAATTATTTTGTACTGCATCTTCTTTTAATTGTACCTTAACATATGTTCCTACAGCTTGTGTAGCTCCTAGTGTAATTATACTATTTACTTTTGCTCCATCATTAGTATAACTTAACACGTAGGTTGTATTGTATAAAGTCCAGTTGGTTATACCATTAGGACTAGTATATATTAAAAAATTATTAAGAGCATAATCTGTATCATTAGGATTCCAACTTGTACTACTACCTAAAACTAGTTTAGTATTAAATGTAAAAGTAAACGTATCTGTTTGTGTACTCGTATATATAATCTGCGCGCCCGCGTAATATTGTAAGTTATTTTCTCGGATTAATCCTCCATCTGGTCTAGGCATATCTTATATTTTTGAGTTTTGTTCTTCTGTTGCTATTTCTTGAGCTGCTACTTGTATTATTGTAGGATCATTTATTATTACTCCTGCATATGCTAATACTCTTGTAACAACATTTGTTTGTTCTGATATATTTAATTCAAAATCTGTACTGTTTGCTGAGTCATATAAAAACTGTCCTAAACTACCTTGTTGATAAGCCCAATCTGGATTAGCTGGTGTTTTTAAATATGAAAAAGTAACATCAGCAGGCGTTTTTATAGTTGTAGGATACACATATAGTTTATTGTTCTCATATAAATATATAGGAAAATTAGTTGTGGGTTGAGTTAAAGGGGAAAGTAGTATTTGTTTTAACTCACTTCTTTGAGCATATTGAGTTAGCTCTGTGTCTTTGTAAAATATTGAACCTAATCTATATACATCAGTTGGAACTAAAGTAAAAGGATTTGTTCCCGCTGTAGTACCTGTTCTTTGAAAATATTGTAAGTTTTTTTCTATGTTTTCTACTCTATCTGAGTATTCAGTATTGTTTTGTGGCACCCTGTACTGTTGGTTTAATTCTTCTAAATAACCTTCAAATATATTTAGCTGTACCTGAGCTGCAACTTTATTAAATTCATCAGGTGTCATATAGCCTCTTTGTTGTTGATTTAGTATTAACAACACGGTTTTGTAAACAGTATCTACATTTATTGCCATTTATATTTATTTTAATTATATAGCACAGGGTCCGAAGACCCTGACTATATTGTTAATAATTACATACTATTTGGTTTTTTTCTGTATAGTTTTAAAAACTTCTACACCTTCATCTGTTTTAAACCAAGCAGCAAGTGCTGAATAAGGATTTTCCTCAAAAGGAACAGTCATTAATTTACGATCATTACTAGCCCATAAAAATGCTCTTTGATCTTGTGTTAACTTTATAATACCAGCTTCAACAGCTTTAATACCAAAGTTTCTTAACTGTACATTATCATCTTTTGCTAGATCAATAAATAACTTAGGATTTTTCTTTGCAAATAATAATAAATCTCTTTTTATTTCTTTAGAGCTCATTTTAGAAACTCTATTACCTAATTCAACTCTTAGTATTGCTTCACCAAGATCAACATCCATATCTTTAGCAGCAGATAAAGCCATTATTTCTATTTCTAAATCTTCTAACTCAAATTCAGCTTGTTGAATTGGTTTAACTTCTCTATATCTTTTATTTAAATCAGGGTGATATAGTGATAGTAGTTTTTGTAAAGCTTGATGTTCTCTTGGAACATGTAAAGCACCGTCTTTAAACATGATATGTCTTAATGTTACTTCACCTTTCTGCTCATCTACAAAAGGAGATGATTGATTAGTAGCATATCTTAAAGCTCTTTGTGTACCAGTAATTTCATCAAAATAAGTAAGAGGATATTTCTCTGTATGTCTTGATTTTAATGTAAACGTTAATGGTTCTTTACTACCTTTTAATACGTAATTTCTATCTTTTATTTCCCAACCTTGTTCTAAAGGATTGGTTGTGTTTTCTTTTTTTGCCATAATATAATATAATTAAATAAGTTAAAGGTATTGGGCGCCGAAGCGCCCTAACCTTATAAAAATTAAGCTACAAATAATACGAAATTATTTCTTGCTTGAGTACATAGACATCTTTCTGATAAGAAGTTAACCTCCATAGCATCAAGAGAAGAAGTAGCAGCACCGCCAACAGAACCTGTTAACCATGACTTCATTCTTCTATCATCATGCTGAGAAGCTCTATATCTTACATGTAAGAAAGGTCTTCTAATGTTTGTTCCAAGTAACTGATCGTATACTGTAGAAGT